CGCTTCCGCCAGGGCCTCGGTGACGTTATCGAAGCCTACGAAGAAGTCGCCAACCGTCTCGGCGTACCGCTGTAATCGACGCAAGCATCTGATAGCACGGAAAAAAATCGCTTTTGCGCTTTGCTTCCAGGAAACAGGCTGTTATGATGCGCGCCGTTGGAGAGATGCCAGAGTGGCCGAATGGGACGGATTCGAAATCCGTTGTACCTTCACCGGTACCTAGGGTTCGAATCCCTATCTCTCCGCCATTATTTAATACGACTAAACCCCTGAAATGGTTGAACATTTCAGGGGTTTTTTTGTGGTAAAGAAAATTTATAGGGCAGATTTAGGGCATGGGAGTCCTGCTGTGATTACCCCGTGCCAGCGGAATCGCTTCGGCGCGCTAGGCCTTGAAATAACCTTGTAGGACATTCAGCGCCCTCAGCCGGTACACCTAGTGGTGAGTGGCCATTAGCTTGCGTTCGTGGCATATTCTCGAAGGTTGCGGTTGGCTTGATGTCGTCTGCGCTTTGAGTTAACCTGCGTGTTAAGGAGACAGCATGAAGCTGCATGAGCTATCACGGAAGTACATCCTGGAAAAGGCGGGCATCAATACCGCTAAGATGACCGCAATCAGTGGCTCCTTGAAATGGGTTCCAGTGATGATCCTCCCTGCCTCAGGACTTTCGGACAAATCATCCTTCATCAAGTCTGTGATAGCTGAAGTCGATGAACGCTCCAAGCGCTCCCATTTCATGATTATGATCGATGCCATTTTCAGTGGTATGACGATGGATGATTTTTCCGATCACTTTGCAAACAGTGCTGTCAAATACAAGGCGGCGGGAAAGTTTGACTATGCGAACAAAACGCACACGCTGCGGGAGCTCAAGCATGGGAACAAGGATCGGATTTACCTGTATCCATATACAGGCGTTGATAGGCGCTACGTTTTCTTCTTTGAGGCCGCTCATAAGAATCAACAACAAACAGAAAAAGCGGTCAAAGAGCGAACTGAAGAACTGATCAAGAAAATTGTGGATCAAAAAAACGTTTTTAATCTTTAGGGTTACGCTATGAATAACTTTGAAATTGCCAAAGAAATCGCTGAGGATGCTGAAGTCTTTTGTCATGCTCGGCGCGCGGCGCCTATCTTTGAAGTTCGAAGAATCATGGCGCTCAAGGGGCTTAAAAATATCGATCTCGCAGAAAGACTTGGTGTTTCCGAGGCTAATATTTCTAGGTGGCTCCGGGGGGATCAAAATCTGAAGCTGGATACTCTTTTCTCGATTGCAGATGCGATTGAAGAAAGATTGGATCTTTGTTTTGGTGAGGCCGAAGTTAAACAGTTTGTTTCGACAATGAAATACTCGGAACCTGAGCTGTCTACATTTTTTGTAAGCCTTCATTCTGCAGAGAAAAATCATTCTTATCTCAGAGGTGATTTCGCTTCTTGCAATGATGAAGAATATGGTTTGGCTTTTGAAGAGGTAGAGATCAATGAAAGCTGCTTCGCTTTCGGTTGATAAAGTAGAGTTCGTCCACATCAAAGTAGTGGCGAATAGTGACTACGACGGCGAATATTCGGCTGAGTTTAAGCAGGTCGACTTTTCTTTCCAGGGCGTAAATTTTCGTCGTCGAATGAGTCTCCATTATGATCGCGCAAAATCGGACGATCCGAAGAGTTTCGTGTTTGGGCTCAACGTTCTGCTTTCGGATAATCCCGATGTGGCTGATAACGCTCCCCTCCCTTATGACATTGATATTAAGGCCGTAGTTTACATGCGGTACGAAAGTGATGAATTAGAGGGGATGGAAAGGTTTCGGGCAGTTCGAGCGACGGGCTATAGCATATTGTATGGCGCGATTCGTGAGATGGTTTCGAATCTTACAGCGAGATGCCCACATGGCATGTGGTCTTTGCCATCGGCGAATTTCAATTCTGCCGCACATGATGAGGCCGGTCGCGATGAAGTTAAACGGCAGGAATACCTTTTAAATAATGCTCTTCCAGCCAAAAAGAAACCTGTAAAGCGAACAAAAAAGGTATCGTAGGTATAACTGTTTGAGTGCTGCCTCGAAAATTAAAGAAGGAGTTGCTGCGAGTAACTCCTTTTTTTTTGATGGTCTTTGTTTACTGGTTTTTTTTTTGGCCTAACTTTCAGTTCTGAATCCCAGCATTTTAGAAACAATTCCTGCCATGCTCTTGGTATCCTTCGGTATCCACCTCCCGTAATGCTTTCGCACCATAGTTGTATCGGCGTGTCCCAGTTGTCTGGCCACCCATTCGACCGGGACGTAACTCGACAGCATCTGGCTGGCAAACGTGTGGCGGCATTGGTTGGCACCTCGGTGACGAACCTCTGCTTTTTTCAGATGGGCAGTGAACCAGTTGCTCAGCGTTTTGCCGTTCCAGAGTAAACCGCTGGTCGAACTGCGGAAAAGGAACCTTACCTTCATCTTCTTTGACGTGATGTTGTCGCGTTGGATAACCGTAATTTCCTCGGCTACCGCGTCCTTGGCGGCGGCAACTATCTCCCGCATCAGTGCTAGGGCCGGGTCTATAAGCTCGATGACTCTAACCCTGGAGCGCTCTTTGGGGACTTTGAACTCGCCCACGACCAATGCGCGTCGCACGTGCACCAGGCCGGCATCCAGGTCTACATCTTCAGCGGCAAGCCCAATTAGCTCTGAAAGGGACATCCCGGCCCAGCAGTTGAACTCAATCATCCTAGTATCAGGCCGGCGGTCGGGGTCCGTTTTGCCGATCAATTCAATCTCGGTGCGACTGAAGGGGTCGGCATGCTCCAGGTCCACGTCCGATCCGACGTTACTGATCCTGTCGAGTGGGTTGGCCTTCAGGATGCCGTCGCCGAAGGCGTCCGCCCACACACCCCGAACGACGGTGAAAATGTCGTTTACTGTCTTCGGGGCCAGGCCCTGCCTGAGCAGTTGTGCTTGAAACAACTCAATGTCGCTCTTGCTGATGTCGACGATTCGACGTTTGCCGAACTTCTTTTCTACGTGCACAGCCTTGCTCACGTAGTTGATGACAGTGCTTGACGCTTTAAGCGCGCGCTGAACCTCCAGCCAGCGCTCAATGCCTTCCTTGACAGTGCGCTTTAGCGAAGGGCCGCCGGTCCCAGTGAACATGGCGGCCCTTGGCGAGTTGGGAAAGTGAGCCGCATAGTCGAAGCGGCCCTCTTTGATTTCCGCGAGAATGGTGCGCCGCTTGTTGTCAGCATAGGCGATCGCGGCCTTGTTTACTTTCGAGATCCCTTCCAGGGGTTCCCGGCACCGCTGGCCGTTCAAGATGAACCAGATGCGTAGCTGCTTGCCGTTCATCTCCACGCCTGTCGGCATCTTGTCGATCATGACTGTCCTTCCATCCAGCGCTCGATGGCGGCACGGTTGTAGACGATTACGTTGGCCGGGTCATAACGCCAGTGCTTTCCTTCAAGCCACAGACCCCGGGTGCGGTATTTGCGAACCGCCTCGGTACTTAGGCCGAAGACTGGGTAAAGTAGATCCTGCCGAAACCAGGCGCCAGGTGTGATGTGGAAGTCAAGTTTCTCTGCTGCGCTCATTGTGCTATCTCCCCAGCGCGCCGAGCGATGCTTTCGGCTTGACGCTGCTTGCTACATTTTTGGTGGTTGCCATGGGCTCGTGACTTGTTGCACTTGTCACATATGGTGCATAGGTCGAGTGGGGCCATCTGTCCTTGGCGGATTCGGACTGTTCGGTGAAGGGCTGTCATGCGGCCTCCAGCTGTTCGGTGACGGTCTCGCTCATGTTTGCCCGAATCAGTGCGGCCATCGGCTGAGGTGAGACGGAGTTACCCACCATCCGCACCTGGGCGCGCTTGGTGAACTTGCGGCCGTCGTGCCCCACGTCGATGACGTAGTTGTCCGGGAAGCCCTGGGCGCGGTACAGCTCGCGCGGGGTGAGCATCCGCATGCCGATATCAACGATCACATAAGGCGTGCCCTTGATCGTGACGGTTACAAGCGCCAGGCGGTCCCGGGTTGTGATGGTTGCTGTTGGATCGCGGAGGTCATAGATGTTGTCGGTGCCGTAGTAACCCATCAGGAATGCAGCGACGCGCATTGCTCCCGCTTGGTATTCCGGTGCCAGGATGTATTCGACCAGAGCGTGGTGCTCGGCGCCGGCGGTGATGGTCGGTACCAGGCCATCCATGGGCTGACCAACGCAGTTTTTGCGGAGCGTGCATAGGTGTGCTGTGACCAAGTTCTGCTGGCTGCCGCTTGTGGTGATCGCAGTCAGCGGCTCGCTCGGGTGGTGCCCGGGCGTGACGTTGTAGCCGCCGTTGTGTTGAGCCAGGTAGGCGACGGTCAGGGCGAAGTGTCCACCTTTGACATTTGCGCAGATGGCGCGCAACGGCGAGTCGCCGGGCATGTTGCGCTGGCTACTGCCGTTGGCATGCTCGGTGATGAAGGGGGCAAGCGTTGGAATGACCAGCGCGAACCCATGGGAGCCAGTGATGGTTTTCGTAGGGATATCGACTGAGTGAACGCGCGAGTCGTCGCTGCCCGAGTGGTTGACGCTGACGATGAAAGGGTCTGCGTGATCGATCACATAGCGCTTGGCGCCCTTGCGCAGACGCTCCATGGTCTTGTTGACCAGCGGGCGGCGCACACCAGCCGCGCGGCCTTCTTCCTTGTCGAGAAAGATGCTGGGGCAGGGGATAGACCAATCAATGCTACTGGCAGCGGTGAGCTGTGGCTTCTGTCCCTTTGCTGGTGCCTTCGCGTGGGTAGGCTCGGGCCATTGAAGTGGCTTGCCGTCGCAGCGGGCCACCAGGTAAAGACGCTCGCGCAATGTTCCGGCGCCGAAGTCACTGGCTTTCAGCTTCCCGTGGCGCAGGTCATAGCCCATGCTGCGCAGAATCGATTCGAACCGGCGCCAGGTTTGGCCTTTGCGTTTCGGATCGGGTATCAGGTACTGGTCTTGCACCGGCACCCGCTCGCCGACATCGGCAACACGCAGGTCGCGGCATATGACCCTGCCTGTGGTTGGGCAGCGCTTGGCGATTAGCGGTCCCCACTGGAGCACCTGCATAACGTTCTCCATGGTGATCATCTGCGGGCGTACTTGGCCAGCCCATTTGATGACCACCCATGACAGCGATCGACTGGTGGTACTACGGGGTTGGCCGCCGGCAGCAAGGCTGTGGTGGGTGCATTCGGGACTAGCGTGCAAGTGCAGTACGGGCCGGCCCCGAGTGGCCTTGTGTGGGCACACCTCATAGACGTCGGTGATGTAGTGTTCCGCGCTCGGATGGTTGCGCTTGTGCATGCTGATGGCGTCAGGGTCATGGTTGATCGCGATATCTACCGGCATTCCGGTAGCCATCTCCTGGCCCATGGTCGCTCCGCCGCCGCCGGCGAAAAGATCAACACGAATGCCGCCTATTAGGTTCAGTCCAAATTGGGTGTGGACTGCGCTGGTGATCGGGGTTGAGTTGAAAACTTCGCTTTCGGTCTTGCTGGTTCGTTTAGATCTACGTGTGCGCAGATGGGTGGTGCCCGCACGATCTGACGATAGTGGCGACTGGAAGGCGCTCATGCCGAATACCTCCGGCGGTGAGCGCTCTGCATCAGCGCCATCAACTGCGAGAAGAACATCATTGATGCTGACTCTGCTGAAAGCGGGACGATGGTCTCTTTCATCGGTTGAACGCCGCGCAGACAATCCCAGATGGCGGGGTGCTTGGGCATCAAGTCGCGTCGCTCGGTGGCCAGGGCCACCATGTCCGCTTGTTTCACGCAGGCGTGCAGGTCGGGCTGGATGTCGAACCGGTCGCAAACAGCGAGCCATATCTGCTGCTCGATGTACTGATATTCAGGCAGAACCGCCTTAAGTGGCTGGGTCATGTCGCCGATGTAGGCTTCGGCCGCGTCGTGAAGCAGGGCCACCAGCTGGTGCTCAGCAGGTACCAGACTGGCAACGATTAGGCTGTGCTGGGCCACGCTGTAGTGGCCGCGGCTGTGGCCGTTGAAACGACACAAATGAGCCAGAGCATGAGCGATATCCCCAGGTTTGATCATGGATGCGTTCGGGCGAAGCAAGTCGAACTGCTGGCCGCTGTGGGTAAGTATCCAGGTCATGCTGCATCCTCCACGGCTGGTTGTGCCGGATATCCTGCAACCCACAGTTTTGCGGCAAACAAGGCGAGGTCGGCGCGTTGCTGGGTCACCTTGGTGGTCATTGCTTTGGTGCCAGGGAACGCTTTCCAGGTGTTCAAGGCGATCGCGAGACTTGTTGAGATTTGGGTCAGCAGCTCGTGATCAGCGGCAGAGCAGGGGGATGGTGATAAAGCCACCGAATCGGCTTGCCGTAGCGCGATCTGGTGGTGAAGGTCCTGTCTCAAGCCCTGAATCTGTTCCTCATGAATGGCATTCTTGCTATTGAGCCCGCGCAGATAAGCCTTCTTGACTGCTTTTTGCAGGTAAACGGCGGTTGCGATCCAGCCGGCCAGAAGGCCGAACACGATGACGTAAGTTTCAATTTGCATGTGCTGTATGCCTCGTTAGAGCCCGCCGCCGGACAGTTTTGGTGAGAGGACGGCGGCGGGGTGTTGCAGGAAGTTAGTTAGAACGTGGCTTCATAGAGCGGTACTGGCTTGACGGCTTCTTCGATCTTGGCGCGCACGGCGTTGTAGGCTTCTTCAAGCACCTTGTCCGCGCGTACCAGTTCGAACCACATCACCAGACGGCCTTCCTGAATGCGGTAGCGGAATCGTGCCGGCACGCAAAAGGTGTCGCCGCCGAGGAATGGTTTAAGTGCAATAAAGAACTCTTCGGGGATACGTAGCTGGCCAGCTTCGCCGGCGCGCCCGTCGATTTCTTCGTTATAGGTCAGTTGCACCTGGCCGTTGTCGAGTCGGGTGCCCTGGCGGAAAGTGATGTTCTTTTTGGCCTCCAGAGTGCGGCTGATTTCCAACATGTCTGCGGCGCTTGGGGTGTTCTGGTGTTCTGGGTGGTGAGTGATGTCCTTCACGTTGTCTTCGATGAATTCAGCGAAGGTGGCCTGGTCCATGCGCTTGCGGTCTTTTTCCTTCCAGTTGCCCCATTCAACAGTGGTCGGGCAGCGGTACGTTGCAACGTGGTCTCGCCAGGCTGGTGCGGCTGGGTCGTGGTAGTCGATAACAGCAGAGAAAGTACGGCCTTCGGGACCATTGCAAAATACTGCCGTGGACACGCTGGAGAATCGGTTCACGTAGTTGATGAACGACTCGGCATCGAGCACGGTGAGCTTCTGCTTGATGCGCGAAGGTGCAGGCAGCAGATGCTCCAGGCTTTCGATGCTGACACCGTTTGGGACGAGCGCGAGCGGCGCAGCGATGCCGGGAACATCGATTGGCTTACCGAGGGATTGAGCCAGGGTGACCAGGTGTTGTAGGGCTTGTTGCATTGGATGTGCTCCAGTGGTTTACGGTTTGGTGAGAGGTTGGTTGGCTGGACGCTACTGAGTGATCTGGCGCAGGGCGCCAGGCGCCGGATCGTCCTCGACACTACGCAGCGGGATTTCCTGCTGACGCGGGTCGCGGCGGGTGATGTTGCCTTCGGGCGTCAAGAAGAACAGCGACGTGCCGCGAGCCAGTACGGGCTCTTTGGATTTAACGTCGGCCTTTACCGTCATCTGGCCGCCGCCATCAGGCTTGTAGGTGAGCTTGATGGTCAGCTCACCGCCCTTGCCGGTCATGCGGATGGCGTCGATGAGGCTGTGTTGGGCCTCGGTGAGTTCATCCAGCAGACCGCCGGCCTCAATGTCTCGCATGGTGTCGATGAAGGGGCGTGCTTTGGTGCTCATGTGCTGTGCCTTGTTGGTTGTTGCCCCTGGTCGGCAGGGGCTACCGTTTGAATCAGGCCGCTTGCTTCGTCGCCTGGGCGTCGAGGTAGTCGGCCAGGTCATGCAGGTAAACGACTGGCTTGGCGCGGGCCGAGCAGTGCAGGCGCTTGACCACCAGCTGGATCTTCCCTGCCTTGATTTCGCTCAGCAGGTAGCGGTCGGTGCGGATGTGCGTGAAGTACTGCTCACGCACGGCGGTCAAGGTCGGGCACGGTGTGGCGAACTGGCGGCGGAGTTGTTCCAGGGTGCTGGTCACGCGAATTCCTCCCCATGCCCCTCCTTTTGGGGCACCAGCTTGAGGCGGATGAGTTCGGCGAGACCTTCTTTGCTCTTGCCCTTGGCCGCTGCCAGGACGTTGCCCTGGGCGTCCGCGACTACGGCGCCGTATGGATATTCGGGACACTTGACCGGTGTCACATAGGCGACCTGGCCGTCAGCGATCACTGCGTCAACGCAGCGGAACACTTCGGCCAGCTCGACCGACACGCAAGGCAGCGCTTCCAGCAGTTCGACGGCTTCCGATGAAGCGCCAATCAGAGTGGCGCGGCTGATCACTGTTGGGTGATTAAGGAACATAGGCACCAGCTTTATGGCGCCTACAGCGGAGTTGATGGCGTTCGGCTTCATGCTGCGGCGTCCTTTTTGGTGATGGCGATGTCTAGCTTTTTTGCGATCCACTCAACACCCGACTCCTTCACCATCACCACTGCGTAGTGGGTGTAGTTGCCAAGCGTTGGATTCCAGCGGCTGCGCGGGTCTGAAAAGAGGTGGCCACGGTCGCGATGCGCGCTGGCCAAGTCGCCGGAAGAGTTGAGTACGCCGAGTTCCCGCAACCTGGTGCGGAAGGCGCGGGGCTTGAGTCCGAGCAAAGCTGCTGTTTGATCCAGGGTGCGGTTCATGACGGCGGGCCTCAGGCAGAGATATGTTCGGACTGTTGCTGCAGGCGGCGAATCGTCAGGAACACCTCGTCCAGCGAGCGTATGAAAGCCTCGACCGTGCCATAGTTGGGCAGCGTCAAATCGGCGGGATTAGCCGCGATACCTGCCTCGCTGATGTGTGGGTTCACGGTGAGGGCATTGGGCCGGATGATATGGATGACCGTCCCGCCCCTGCGGCGGATCAGTTCTGCCTCGTTTTCGAAGCGTACGTCGCTGACAACGAATCCAAGAACGGCCCCCAGTGCATTACTCATATAGTCGAGGTTCTGCTCAGCGAGCTTCACCCACACATCCGGGTGCACAGTGTTGCGTGCCCACTCTGTGCCCATCGACTGCATAAGTTGGCGGGGCGAGCGGTCCAGCCAGCCGAGCGGCAGCTCTTTGCGGTCGCCTTCAAAGTCGGTCGGATCGAGGTTGAAGATCGCCATCAGGCCATCACGGAGCGGGTCGGCGAAGGCGTATTGCTCCAGCAGGTAAGTTCGCGCCAAGTGTTCGGCGGCAGTGGTCTTGCCAGAGCGAGCGCGGCCGGTGAGGCCAATCAGGATCGGTTTCATGCTGCATCACCTCCCCATGGACCCCGGTCATCGGTAGCGATTGCTACCCGGGCGGGCGCCAAGGTGGCGCGGCCCAGATTGACGATGACCAGAAGGCCAGTGCTGCGCTGGATACGCTCAACCGCGCCCGGGCTGGTCGCCGCAGCCGGGTGGAGGTAGACAGGGCAGCGGGTGGTGCTGTGCTGTGTGGTTTGCATGACTCGTACTCTTTGGTGAGAGGTTGATACGAGTGCAAAATTAGTATTACTGATTTAATAAGTCAACAGTAACACTTATAAAATGGTGCAAATAAAATTAGTAGGCGAAAAAAAAGACCTCTAAGGGCCTTTTCGATTTGCGGGGGCGTTAGAGCATTACGGAGTACCAGAACACTTTGCCAATCACGCGAATATGCTGCTCCACGTAGTCGCCATCGTAACGCTCGTCAGGATGCTCATCAGTGTTATAGCTGCGAAGGCGTAGACCGGAGCCTGGCAGGCGGTAGAGCAGCTTCACGCGCAGTTGGCCGTCATGGTCGATTGCATACATCTTGCCGTCCTGGATGGTCGTATTCGCAGTATCGACCCCGACAGTGCTGCCATCCGGTAGCACGGGCTCCATGCTGTTCCCAGTTACCGGCACGCAGCCGGCAGCGGCCGGATCGATGCTCTTTCGTTTCAGGGTTCGTTTGCCGAATCGCAGCTTGCGCCCGTTTGTTTCAAGCATCACCTCAGATCCCTTGCCGGCAGACAATTCCACTTCTTTAAAAAATGGCAGCTCGACCTCGTCTGGGCCGAGGGGCGTGTCGTCATCCCATACTTCAATCGGGTGCATTTCCCAGTCAGTGCTTGCTGTTGTTTTTTGCTGTTCTTGCGTATTCCGAAGGCGGGGCATCTCCGCTATGGCAGCCAATCGCGGGCTTACTTCGTCGAGCGAAAAGCCCAAAACGTTCGCGAATTTTATTAGGGCGCTGATGTTGAGGGGGATGCGCCCATTCAAGTACTGGCTGACGACACTTTGTCCAGACCATTCGCAGAGATCGGCGATTTTGTCTTGGGTGAGGGTCGGGTCGTTCCGCTTGCGATCCTGAAAAATAGCTTTAAGGCGCATAGCCTCGGCTTTGCGGGTCTCGTCATCGGCAGCTAAGGGTATTGAGATATTCATGTCACCCAATTTATAAGGAAGACTTATATTCTCAAAACAGTGTTGCGACTTTTTCTCTTGCTGTTTAAAAGAAGTAACACTAATATCCATGCCGAAACGCCCATTCGAGGAAACGTGGATGGCTAATGAAATAGGTATCCCCTTGGAAGATTTCGCTGAGGGGAAGACTCAACCAGAGCTGGCTTTACTCATCGGGGTTTCGCAAAGCGCGGTGTCTCAAATGCTGAACTCGGCACGAGATATCCGAGTGCGAGTTGATGAGAAAGGGGCGTGTTTTGCGGTGGAGATTCGACCAATCGGATCGCGCCGCAAGCCCAGAGCTGCATAAAAAAGGGTGCCGGACTGGGGCCTCTCACCAAAGATCCCCCAGCCCGGCTACGACGACACACAGCACATGCACATCGGTCGTGGTCGTAGGATAGGGCGTGCCCCTTTCTATGGCTAGACCGTAAAAGGGGTATTTACGGTTATGAGTCGAACAGATAAATCACCGGCCGCTGGGCCGGTTCTTTCGCTCCGCAAAGCGATCTATCGCGCGGCACATGATTACCGGGGCGGCGTGACCGCCTTGGCACTTGATATGGTGCTCGATTACGACAGCCTGCAGAAGAAGGTCAAGCACGACGAAGAGCGGCGCTGGCTGGACCCTGATGAGCTGGAAGAGGTGGTCAGGTTGACAGGCGATCCTTGCCTGCTGGATGCCTTGGTCAGACCGGCGGGTGCCGTTTGGTACAAGCCTATTCCGGTACCAGCGACTGCTGATGCCTTGAAAGCCGTCGGCAAAATGCTCGAAGAGTCGGGCCAGTTCGTGGCCTGCATGCACGACGGCGCTGCCGACAATATCTGGGAGCCTCACGAAGTACTCCTGTTGGAGCAGCGCGGCATGGATGTTATCCGTGAGGTGCTTGGCATCATGGCGGGAGCCCGCAAGGCGATGGAAGGAGCTGACAATGTCTGATGATATTGATATCGCCAACGATGTTGCCGAACACTTCCGCCTGCTCGCATTGGCGAGACGTCCGCGCCCGACATGCTCCGTCAGCGCGCAGTTCTGTGAGGACTGCGACGAACCTATCCCGTTACTTCGCCAACAGACGATCCAGGGTTGTGCTACCTGCGTCAGTTGTCAGGGGTTGCGGGAGCGGCGGCGATGAATGAGCAATCAACCAGCACAGCGATATCGTCCTGGGCTCGCCGCTACATAGAAACCTTCAACCTTGCTCTGGTCCCGATTGAACCGGGTGAGAAGGGTCCGAAGGGTAAGGGTTGGAACAAGCCGGGCGGCTACATCACCGACCCGGTCGCCGCCGAAGCATTCTGGCAACGCAATCCCAAACACAACCTGGGCGTAGTGCTCGGGCCAAGCCGTGTTTGCTCGTTGGACGTTGACGATGTGCAGTGGACGCGGTTTGTGTTGTTCGACCAGATGGGCCTTGATCTGGATGCCATGGCGGTGGTTTATCCGACCATCGTTGGCAACCCGCTGCGGTTCCGTGTGCTGTTCAAGATGCCCGACGATATTGAACTCACCCGCCACTCGCTTTCGTGGCCCAATGAAAAAGATCCCGATGGATCGATTCACAAGGCGTTGATGGCTCGGGCCAAGGCGGCGAAAGAGTTGGGTGATGCTGTTGATGAGGCAGCAGCGCAAACCGAGGCCGAGGAATACAAGCGCATCACGGTGTTTGAGCTGCGTGCGGGCCTGGTGCAGGACGTATTTCCGCCATCGGTCCATCCTGGCACTGGTAAGCCTTACACCTGGCGTACTCCGCCGAATGCCGCTGATGGTCTGCCGGTCCTCACCAACGAGCTGCTGAACATCTGGCAGAATTGGGATGTCTTCAAACGCAACGCTGAAGCCGTGTGCCCTTGGGCGCCGAAGCCCAAGAAACCCGCAGCGAAACCTATCAAGCGTACGCCGCCCACTGACGGCAAACCCTCGGTGATTGATGAGTTCAACCGATGCCACGATGTGGAAGAATTGTTGCGCGCCCACGATTACATCAAGCGTGGCAATAAATGGCTTTATCCACACAGCAGCACCGGGCTGCCAGGTGTGACGATCAACGACCGCAAGGTCTACTCGCACCACGGCGCGGATCCGCTGGCCAACGGTCATCAGAATGATGCGTTTGAAGTGTTTTGCCTGCTGGACCACGATGGCGATCAGTCACGGGCGGTGAAGGAAGCCGCCCGGATGTTGGGCATGCAGTACGTCTCGCGCCCAGCCTCACAAGATCTTCCCCCGACCCCATCGGCGGATGCCAGCGAGCAGGACTCCACCGCGCGAGCCAGTGAGGCCGCTCCTGCTGCTGACGGGGGGGCGGGGGAGGCGTTGACCTATGAGCAGGTGCTGCGCAGGTACGTACTAGTCGAGGGCACCACGCAAGTGTGGGATCTCGACAAGGCACGGACCATGAAGAAAACCGCGTTTGAGGCCCGTGTCGGGAAGCCCCTGGCGAAACAGTGGATGGATGACACCCAGAAAAAGCTGATCTCGGACGATAAGGTCAAAGAGATCGAGCAGGCTCGCAAGATGGCGGGCAAGAAGGGTGGGGCGCTGAACCTTGAGCCGATTGAGCGCTATGTCTATATCGACGGTACCAAGGATGTTTGGGACCGAGAGAAGAAGCGCCGTGTGCCAGAGGGCGCCGTCAAGATGGCCCTCGGCGATATGTATGGCATGTGGTTGAACAGCCCGGATCGCCGCGTGGTTGACGTGGAGAACATCGTCTTCGACCCGACGATGACCAAAGACCCGAACGTCTATATCAACACCTTCGACGGACTGCCCACGGAACCGAACCGCGATGACGCGGCGTGCGAGAACCTGCGCTGGTTGATCTCTTTCCTGTGCAACCACGACAAGTCGTCGAGCGATTGGTTGGTACGGTGGTTGGCGTACCCGTTGCAGCATCTGGGCGCGAAAATGGACACCGCGGTGTTAGCTCATTCGACCATGGAAGGCTCGGGCAAAAGCCTGCTGTTCGCCGACGCCTTCGGGCTGCTGTATGGCCAATACGCGGCCACGGTCGGGCAGACACAACTGGAAAGCAACTTCAACGCCTGGCAAAGCCGCAAGTTGTGGGCCGTGTTCGAAGAGGTAGTGAGCCGTGACCAGCGTTACAACCAGGTGGGCAAGATCAAGCACTTGGTGACTGGGAAGACGGTGCGTATGGAGTCGAAGTTCATCAACGGTTGGGAAGAAGCCAACCACATGAATGCCGCCTTCCTCAGCAACGAGATTATGCCCTGGCCCATTTCTCCGAGTGATCGCCGAATGTTGGTTCTATGGCCAATGGAGACGCTGCCGGTAGAGCGTCAAAAAGCTGTGGGCCGAGAGCTGGAGAATGGCGGTGTCGCGGCGCTATACGCCTGGTTGTTGTCCATTGATCTTGGCGACTTCGATCAACGCACAAGGCCTCCCAGCACTGATGCGCGCGAGCGGCTGGTGGCCCTGAGTAGGGCGAGCTGGCAGACTTTCCTGTTCCTCTGGCAATACGGCGAACTCGGGCGTGATATGTGGGGCGCCTGTTTGTCTAGCGACCTGTACGCGATGTTCCTGGAGTGGTGCCACCGCAACAAAGAGCATGTGATGAGCCAGACCAAGTTTTCGCTTTTCATCAGCTCGGAGGTGGACAAGACCCGGGCCATCCCATGGACGGACGGCAGCAACCGCAAGTTTGCGGCCTTCTTCTTTCCTCGGGGTGAGGGCGCTTCCCAGCCCCCATCAGTCAGTTCGGCCGATCTGGGGAAGGCGGTGGTCGCCTGGCGGGCAGCGGCGCGCCTGGCGGGTTGGAACGTCGACAATTGGGACCACATCAAGGCGGCTGCAGCATGAGTCCGTCTAATAGTGTGTTGGGTGTGTTGGGTGTGTGTCGGGTTGGTTTTGGATACCTCACACAGTTTAGAGCCTTCTATTTCGCCGCTTTGCGCCTGCTGTGTTGGGTGTGTTGGGTTTGTCGTCGCGCACGCGCATGGGCAACCTTATTTGAATCCATGGGGCCAAGAAATTTTCCTTATGCGAGAACCGTTAAACCCAACACACCCAACACACTCAACACTTATGACTTAAAGCTGTTGAAATTAAGGGATTTTAGCTGTGTTGGGTTTGTGTTGGGTGTGACGTTTTTTGTGTCGGGTTGGGTTTTGGGTGGGGGATCAGGACGATGATCGAAGAAATGGAAACCTTGTTGAAGCACTGGGGTGAGCAATGCCGCTGTAACGGCGAAGGCGGTGGGATGGGAAGCCCGATGGCCACGATCATGGAATGGGGTGGCTGCGCGCCTCGCGGTACCCCAGGCTCGCGCATCATCCTCGGCGCAGGTGCTGGTCCTGATGGTGTCACTCAGGAGGTCGCTGCCGCACTGTCTGAGATTGGGCGGCAAGATGAGCGTGGAGAGCGGCTGGCACGGCTGGCAGCTCGGCGTTATGGAGATGACCCGACGCCAAGTTGGCTTATGCAGATGAATCAGGCGGGCTTTGCGTCGACTGGCCGTCAAACCTATTACGACCTGGTACACGCGTTGCACCTGCGGTTGTTGCAAGTGTTGACGCGGCGCGCGGAAGCCCGGAATCACATTGCCACTCGTCGGACTGGACAGCTTCAAAGTGTCCTCAAAGTTGCGTCAAAGTCGCGTCGAGTCAGTTAACCGAAATTGCCCCCTTTTCGGTTCCGTACTCAAGGGGTAAAAAGTCCCCACGATATGGAATTTGCGCCTTGGCGCTGACCTAGCACGTGCTGTGCAGCTTCACCCGGCTTCCCTGAGCCGGTCACCTGACCCCGCTTCGGCGGGGTTTTTATTTTCCGCGTACGGCGCGACCGGTAAGGAAAGAACATGACGAATGAACAACAGGCCCTGGCCGAGATGCCGATCTGGTTAGTGATTGTCCTTGCCCTGGTGGGCGGTGTGTCCGGGGAGATGTGGCGCGCAGACAAAGAAGGGGCACGGGGCTGGGCCCTGGTCCGGCGGTTGGCGCTTCGGTCAGGCGCCTGCGTTGTGTGCGGGGTTTCAGCGATCATGCTGCTTTACGCGGCGGGCATGTCGATTTGGACATCAGGCGCGTTGGGATGCCTTACAGCAATGGCAGGTGCTGACGTTGCCATTGGGCTGTACGAGCGGTGGACAGCCAAGCGGCTGGGCCTGAGTGAGTCAGCAGCGGTAAACGGTGATGTAGGGCGTTAACCCTCAAGGAGCCAGGGCCATGATGCGGCTTGAGATGCGTGACAACATCGATCAGATCGTCAGGGAGATGCGCGGCATCAGCCGGTCGAAGGTGCCAACGGCAGCAGCCAAGGCGCTGACCTTCACGGCGGAGCGCGTCCAGGCTGCCGAGAAAGCCGAACTGGCCCGGGTGTTTGATCGCCCCACACGTTGGACGTTGAACTCTATCTTCAAGCGCAGCGCCACGGTCACCCGGCTGTACGCACGGGTGTGGGTCAAGGACGAAGCCAGCTCAGGTGTTCCCGCATCCAAGTATTTGCCGGTGCACATGGACGGTGGCAACCGCCCGCACAAGCGCTTTGAGAAGGCGCTGATCCATTACGGCTTGATGCCAGCGGACATGTACGCAGTACCAGGTCGGCGCGCCCGAATGGATGGCAACGGGAACATCAGTCGAGGCCAGATCGTGCAGATCCTTTCCGCCCTCGGTGCCGCAGAGCGGGTTTCGGGCTTCATGGCTAACCGCACAAAACGAAGCCAGCGGCGCAACCGCAATGCACCGGACTACTTCGTTGGGCGTCCTGGTAACGGGACCGGACCTCGCGGTATCTGGCAGCGGGTCGGCACTGGTGCCAGGCCCATCCTGATCTTCGTCAAGCGCCCAACGTATCGACGGCGCTTTGACTTCTACGGGGTCGCCAATCGCGTAGCCCAGGCCGAGTTTGAACCGCTGTTCCGGCGTGCCTTGGCGCGGGAGATGGAAAGGGGCTGACCTCCCGTCGAGTTCGTGGATTTTCGTTCGAAAAGTGGCGATATTTCAATGATTTGGCAGGATTTAGGCTTGACAGGGGCATATGTGCCCCGAAATCAATGGGTCCTTCCGGGCACCGGGGCCAACGGGGTAATTCGAACCCCGACTTTTTCACAGATTCAACCTGACATAGGGGGTTCCGCTTCCATGTCGGCAATAGGACAAGACCATGCAAACCCAACGTGAAGTCGCTGATCACCTGGACATGAGCGAGCGAAATGCCCGCGATGTGCTCAAGGCGTTGGACCTGGACTGGCAGACCGCAAGCCTGGACGAGATCCGGACGGCCTATATCCGCGACCTGCGCGGAAAAGCCGCTGGGCGTGGGGGCAGCCAGCTGGAACAGCTCAACAGAGCGCGCATCGATGACCTGCAGCAGAAGTCGGCAAACGGACGGTTGGCGTATCACGAAAAACTGAGATCACTGATCCCGGCAAGTGAGGCTGAGCGGGTGCTGTCCGACTGGGCCAGCTTCGCAAACCGGGAATACCTGGGCGGCCTTGAACGAATCATTCAGGAAATCGAGAACGTGCAGAAACTCACGGTAGATCGAACAGTGGTGGCCAAAGTTGCTGGACCTACAACCGAGCGAATTGCAGGCTACGCGCGAAAACTTGGCGCGGAGCTTGTCGGCAGCAGCGGGGAAATTCAACCCGCCCCGTGATATCCCGACCGCGCATTACATGAGCACCGAGTTTTACCTGCCTGCCGAGAGCGGTGTGCTGCACGGGCTCTACGACTTCCAATACACGCCTTACTTTCTCGGCGTCGCCGCCGCCCTGGACGACCCTCGGGTGAGCGAAGTTGACCTGATGAAAGCCGCGCAGATCGGCTGGACGTGGTTCTTGATCGGCTACCTGTTCAAGTTCATCCACAACCTGCCGCGTCCGATCATGATCCTGTTTGCCAAGGAAAAGGACGGCAAGAACTTCCACGACGAAAAGCTCAAGTTCGGCGTCAACGCGAATACCGAGGTGGCGAAGCTCATGCCGGTGGATGTCAGCCGCACATCGGGCAACCGCTGGGACCATAAGACCTTTCCAGGCGGGTTCCTCAAACTGGTCGCGTCCAACTCCCCGGGAAACGTCAAATCCACGTCTTCTGTGGGCTTGTCGGTGGTAGAGGAACCGGACGATACCAGTGACGACGTGAAGGGGCAGGGCGATGCGATCGCCCTGCTGGAAGAGCGTGGCAAGCGCTATCCCGGCTCCAAGATGCTGGTAGGCGGGACGCCGGCGATCAAGGGCGCGAGCAAGACCGAGGCGCGTCTTGCACAGACCGATTGCCGGGTGCTGCCCGTCATCTGCCATTCCTGCGGCCAGGCGCATGTGCTGGACTTCGCTCATATCAAGTGGCTCGACATTGAGGAAGAAGCAACCCCTCATGATATCTACGGCCGCGCGGATCCTGATACCGCTGGCTATGGCTGCCCGCACTGCGGCGAGATCTGGGACGACTACCAGCGTAAAGAGAACATCCGCAATACGGTGTTCAACGCGGTAGAAGCCGGCGACCAATACTGCGGTTGGGTGCCGACCAAGCCCTTCGCCGGGCGCGCCGGGTTCATTGAGCTTAATGAACTGTATGCCTGTTTGCCCGGCACCAGCCTGGCCGACATCGTGCGCGAAAAACTCAACGCCGAGCACCGGGCGTCGATGGGCGACCTGTCGCTGCTGATCAAGTTCGTTAACCAGAAGCAAGGCCGGGCCTACGAGTACAAATCTGATCTGCCCGAAGCTGACAAGCTGGCCGAACGCGCAGAGGACTACCCGGAGATGTACGTGCCCATGGGCGGCATCGTGGTCACCGCCGGCGTCGATGTGCAGCACGATCGCCTGGCGGTGGTGATGCGGGCTTGGGGCCGGGGTGAGGAATCCTGGTTGCTTTACTGGGGCGAAATCTACGGCGAAGTGGTGCTGCCAGACCAAGGCGTCTGGTTGGATCTGGAAAAGCTGTTGTTTGCGGCGATTCCCCACGCCTGCGGCGCCAAGTTGAAAGTGTTGGCGACTTCGCTCGACACCTCCGACGGCACCATCACCCAAGACGCGGCTTATGCGTTCTGTCGTAAGCACCAACGTAGTGGCGTGATGGCGATCAAAGGCGCGAGCGAGCGAGGCAACACCCGCGACGACGAACGCCGGGAGATCTTCAGCGCTCCTCGGCAGGGCGTCGATACCGACAAAGAGCAGAAAGCCTCCAAATACGGCCTTCGCCCCTACATCGTCGGCACTTCGCGGGCCAAGGATCTGTGGATTGAGGGCCGGTTGCCGCTGACGGGGGATGGCCCTGGTCGGATGCACTTTTACAAGACGGTGCGCCCGGACTACTTCCGGCAAATCACCGCCGAAGTGAAGGCACCCAGCCGTCGACACCACTACCGCAAGGTGTGGCAGAAGAAGGCCGGCGAGCCGAACGAAGGCACGGACTGTGAAACCTACGCGCTGCACGCAGCCCGCTCCCTGAAAACGCATCTGCTGCAGGAGCAGGACTGGGCGGCGCTCGATGCCCAGATCCGCCAGGGTGGTTTGTTTGACCAGCCCGAACCAGTTTGGCCTGAGGCCGAGGCCAATCCCGAAACCGAAGGGGCGACCCCTGAACCACCGCCACCCGTTGAACCCCCCGATCTCCCGCCTGCTGGCGGGAGAGTTGTTTCTGGGCGCCGCAGTGCAATGCGTGTGCTCTCCCAACGCAGGAATTAATCATGGCTATCACCCTGGAACAAGCGCAGGGCCAGCTCCAAGCCTGGCTCGATGCGAGCATGAAGGTCAGCCAGAAGCAAAGCTACCGGATCGGCACCCGCCAGCTGGAGTACGCTGACCTTGCCGAGATCACCAAAACGATCGACTACTGGCAGAAGCAAGTTGATGGCCTGGAAAGCGGCCGGCCACGGGGGATTGTCCTGCGTGGGATCACGCCGCGATGAGCCGCGCACCGAAAGCCCCAGAACCAACACTGCTCGACAAGGCCATCACCTGGTTGAGCCCTGAACGCGGCGCCAAGCGCATGCATGCCCGGCTCACCATGACCGCGCTGGGCGGTTACAGCGGCGCGTCGAAGGCCAAGCGCTCGTTGAGTGCTTGGAACCCAGCCGCCGGCAGTGCAGCGGCTGACTTGCTGCCTGACTTGCCCACGCTTCGCGAGCGTTGCCGTGACCTTGAGCGCAACAACCCCATCGGCGGCGGTGCGATCAACACCGTAACGACTAAAACGGTCGGTACCGGCTTGGCGCTCAAGTCCGTGGTGAATCGCCAGCTCCTCGGCTGGGATGAAGATCAGGCCAGGGAGTGGCAGCGCAAGACTGAATCGCTCTTCAAGTCCTGGGCGGAAACCACCTGCTGCGACATCACCCGCGAGCAAAACTTCTATGGCTTGCAGGATCTGACGTGGCGTTCGGTACTGAGCAGCGGTGATGTGTTTCCGCTGTTGACCCACAAGGAGCGGCCTGGTCATCACTACTCGGCGTGTATCCAGCTCATTGAAGCCGACCGGATCTGCAACCCTTCAGGCAAGGCTGATACGGAAACCCTCACCGCCGGTATCGAGCGTGATGCCGACGGCGCGCCGATCAAGGCTCACATCCTGCGCAGCCACCCTGGTGCGCTGGGCGTTAAAGAACGGGAATGGGATGAGCGTCCGTTCTTCAACGAGCGCGGCGGTCGGGTGTTGTTGCACGTATACCGCCGCCGCCGGGTGGGCCAGCCACGCGGTGTGCCGTACCTGGCGCCGGTGATCGAAAAGCTCAAGCAGTTGGACCGCTACACCGATGCCGAGCTGGAAGCCGCGGTGGTGTCGGCGTTCTTCGCAGTGTTCATCAAGCCGGGGGCAGGCGGGAGCCTGAGCCCACTGGCATCTGCTGCCACCGGCAACACGCCAGTCGGCGGAGATCGGCCTGCAGGACGGGAGCAGGGTGGCTGGGACGGTTCGCTGAGCGGCGGCATTGTTGCAGAGCTGGACGACGGCGCGTCCATCGACACAGCAGCCCCAGGCCGGCCGAACATGGCGTTTGACCCGTTCGTGCTGGCGATGCTGCGCCAGATCGGCATGGCCCTGGAGTTGCCCTATGAGGTGCTGATCAAGCACTTCACTGCCAGCTACACCGCCGCGCGTGCAGCCGTCATGGAAGCGTGGCAGTTCGTTCGCGGTTGCCGCGACTTCCTGGGTTCACACTTCTGCCAGCCGGTTTACGAGCATTGGCTTGAAGAGGCCATTGCGCAGGGTGATATCGAGGCCCCCGGGTTTTTCGATCACCCGCTACTCCGCTATGCCTACTGCGGTTCGCTGTGGGTGGGTGATGGTCCTGGCACCGTAGATCCGCTGAAGGATATCAACGCCGCTGAAAAGCGGATCGATATCGGCGTCAGCACGCTGGCGAAGGAATCCATGCTCTACGACGGCAGCGACTGGGAGGAAAACCACGAACAGCGTGCCCTGGAAGTGAAGCGCCGCCGCGATGACGGACTATCAGCTTCACCGACGGCCCGCCCGGACAATGAACCGCCGGCCAATCCCGACCTACCTGAACGGACCTAACTATGAGCGACAACCCAACCGATGCACCCGTGCACCGGGTGACGGCGTTCGACTTGGTGTCACGCGAGCCCTGGGCCATCACCCCGGACATGCTGCAGACCATCACCGCCATTGCCCGTCGGGAACATGAAGGCCCCGAGGCCCTGGAAGCCAGGCAAGGCAAGCCCCTGCAGAACAGCCGTGCCGTGACTCAGCGTGGAAACGTTGCCTTGCTGCCCGTCACCGGCCCTGTGTTCCGCTACGCCAACTTGTTCACGGCGCTGTCCGGTGCAACCTCGCTGGATGTCCTGGCCAAAGAGTTCACCAATGCCGTCGACGATCCTCGGACCGACACCATCATCCTGGTGATGGATACACCGGGCGGTATTGCCAGCGGCATCGCTGAGTTCGCTCAGATGATCCGCGCGTCTCCCAAGCGGGTGGTGGCCTATGTGTCCGGCAACGCGGCCAGTGCCGGTTACTGGATGGCGGCAGCGGCCCATGAAATCGTCATGAGCCGTACCGGCGCTGTGGGATCCATCGGCACCGTGTTGACGGTGCGCAAGAACGGCGACGACGGCAGCTTCGAAATCGTCAGCAGCCAAAGCCCGAAAAAGCGGCCGGACTTCGGTACCGAGTCAGGCCGCGCTGTCGCGCAGGCCCACGTCGACCGCCTGACCGACATCTTCGTCGAGGACGTCGCTAATTATCGCGGCCTCAGTGTTGAAACCGTCCTGGCTGACTTTGGCCAGGGCGACATGCGGATTGGCTCGGATGCCGTGGAACTGGGCATGGCCGACCGTGAATCCACCCTTGAAAACCTTATCGCCGAATTCAACGGCAGTCCCTCTGGAGATCGATCCATGCCCACACCAAACAGCAGCACCGTACCAGCTCCAACCACCGACAAACCGGCCATCACCCGTGAATATCTGGCCGCGAATCACGCGGAATTGCTGGCCAGCCTGGAGCATGACGCACATGCAGCTGGCGCTCGCGCCGAGTGCGATCGCATCAAGGCAGTCGAGGCGGCGGCGTTGCCCGGGCATGAAGAGCTGATCGCCAGTCTCAAGTTCGATGGCAAAACCAGCGGCGCCGAGGCGGCTGCACAGGTGATTGGTGCCGAAAAGTCCAAACGCGCCACTGCGCTTGCCGACATTCGCAGCCAGGCGCCTGCGGCGGTACCCAACGCACTCACACCACCGGCTGCCCCAGCAGCCGTCGAAGAGGATCCGGAGGCGCCCCTGGAAGAACGCGCCAAAGCGACCTGGGACGGCGATAAGGAACTGCGCGCCGAGTTTGGCACTTTCGAGGCCTACCACGGTTATCGCAAGGCCACCGACCGTGGTTTGGTCAAGGTTCTGAAAAAGTAAGCACCTGGTAAGTCCCTCAAACCCTGGCTCTGGAGAATCCCATGCCTCTTACACTCGATACCCCTCGCGCCTACGAGATCGGCACCATCAACGACTTGTCCGTTGCCGCCGGTGTGCAGATCTTCGAAGGCTCGGCCGTTGGCATCATCGCCGCCAGTGGCCTGGCGCGCCCTCTGGCAGCAGGTGATCTGTTTGTCGGTTTCGCTGATCGCGGCGTCGACAATCGCATCGGTGCAGCTGCGGCCGCGCGAGTACGCCTTCGCGAAGAAGGCAAAATTGAACTGCCCGTCGCCGCTCTGGCGCTTGCCGATATCGGTAAGCGCGTCTACGCCAGCGACAGTGGCGCATTTCTGCTGACAGCGGCCGGGAATAGCCTGGTCGGCCATGTTCACCGTTTTGTCCGCTCTGGCGTCGGCATCGTCAAGTTCGCAGCCCAGCCAGTGCCCGTCGCGCCTTAACGCAACACCCAACCCCATTCCTTTTTGACCGTATCCTTCTTCAGGAGAATCACCCATGGGTGCTGAAGTACTTTCCAGCCGTGCCGTCATCGGCATGTTTTACGAAATGCTCGAACAGAATGTGGGGGCGACTTGGATTGACGCCGTATCCAACCTGTTCGATTCGGACCAGGCCAAAGAAACCTACCCGTGGATCGGCATGGTTCCGACGCTGCGTGAGTGGATCGGCGGCCGTCATGCCAAAGGCTTCATCGGTGCTGACCTCGAAATCGAAAACCTGCACTTCGAAGCAACCATTGAGGTTCTGGTCAAGGAGCTGCGCCGCGACAAGACCGGGCAATTGCGGATCCGCCTCGGTGAGCTGGCCGACCGCACGAATGCCCACTGGGCCAAGCTGCTCTCGGTACTGCTGGTCAACGGCGAAACCCAGGTCTGCTACGACGGCCAGTACTTCTTCGACGTTGACCACGAAGAAGGCCAGAGCGGCGTGCAGTCGAACAAAATCACCACCAAGCTTTCCGAGCTGGCGGCGGCTGTTCATGGCACGCCAACTCGACCGAGTGTCGAGGAATTCCAGCAGGCAGTTGCCCGGTCTGTGACCCAGCTCACCAGCCTCAAGGATGATCAGGGCGAACCCATCAACGAACTGGCCCGCGAGTTCCTGGTGATGGTGCCGTTCAACCTGTTGAGCGTTGCTCAGTCAGCTTTGAGCGTTCCGCGCGGCACGAACATCAACGAGATTGTCATGCCCGACAACGTTGTGGTTCGGGTTGTAGGCAACGTCCGACTGAATACCTGGCAGGACAAGTTCGTGACCCTGCGAACCGATGGTCGTTTGAAAGCATTTATCCGGCAGCAGGAAACCGACGTTGCCATGAAGGCGAAGGCGGAAGGCTCGGAATACGAGTTCGATAACGACGCTCACCAATACGGTGTCGACACCTGGCGCAACGTCGGTTTTGGTCGTTGGCAGTACGCAGTCCTTAACCAGCTGGTGGCATAAGCCGGTCGGCCTGCCACTTCAACGAGGACACTGATATGCCGAAATACCGCGTGACAGAGACCATCACCCTTTACGGTGGTGAGTTGATCCTGACAGACGCGCAGGCAGGCGCCCGAAAGCACTGCCTGGAGCCGGTCGAAAAGAAAAAGGGGCGCTATACCATTCTGGAGCCTGTCCAGTTCAAAGTCGGGGAGGTGATCGTGATCCCCGGTGAGCCGGACAAGGCGCTGGATCAGCGGCTTGAGAAAGTGGATAAAGCTGGAGGAACTGGCGATGCCGAATAAATCCTACACCGTGAAATCTGGCTCTTTCCGCCGTCCAGACAACACCTTGGTCGGCCAAGGTGATGTGGTCGAACTGCCGGACGATGTGGCTGATCGCTTCCGCCACCAGTTGGAAGTTGTGGTGGCCGAACCCCCACCGGCTCCGGCAAACGATGGTGGGCGTAAGCCGAGGGTGAGCCCCGATGCTTGACGAAGACCTCAGGGGCTTCCTTGAGGACTTCGACGTCGGCGGGATGGTTGATGGTGAGCCGTTTCTGGCGTCGCGTGACATGCCGGATGAGATCCACGGCATGGGAGGCACCAACAGCCAGTCCACCAGCTACGAGATCCTGGTCATCACCGCCGAGGCTGAACGCCTCGGCATCAACAATTCGAAGCTGATCACCGTCGGTGGCGTGTCCTACCGGGTCCGCGACCGCCGGATGATCGATGACGGCGCCTTCAGCCTGGCTTCTCTCACCAAGGTTTAACCCATGCCCTCGATCCAAGACCGCATCGTCTCCAAGGCGCAGGCGCTGATCAAGGCTGCCGGTACGCCGGCGGCTGATCGTGTTTTCCGCAGCCGTACCGAGGCGATCACCCGCGACATGACGCCTGCGATCGTGTTGCGTCCCAGCCTCGAAACCACCGAACGGGAAAGTTTGGCCGTTGACCGCAACCAGTTCGAACTGACGGTGGAAATAATCGCCCGGGAAGACACTGTGACCGGAGACGCCTGGGACCAGGTGGCTGACTTTGTGAAGGTCGCCGTGCACGCGGTGCTGGCCATCGAAGACGCTTTCCCGGAAGCGGATCGGGTCCAGCGGTTTTACGTCGACTGGATCGAGGACGAAGGGGACAACACCGCCGGCAACTGCCTGGTTCGCTATCGGTTTACCTACTTGTGCAACACCGGCGACTTGACCACCGGCCCCACCTATTACTGAGGAATAAATTATGCAAATTGCATTCGGCAGTGGGTTGTTTTACGCCACCCCGCTGATGGACGCCTATGGCAACGCCTTGGCGTCACCCACCCCGATCCTACTGGGCATCATGCAGGAAGCATCGGTTGATCTGTCGTACGACTCCAAGGAGTTGTTTGGTAGCGAGCAGTTCGCCGTCGATGCTGCGCGTGGCCAGGGCAAGTTGTCCGGGAAGGCCAAGGCCGCCCAGATCAGCTTGTCGCAAATGAACGCGCTGGTGTTCGGGCAAACCCTGCAGCCCGGCCAGGTGCTGGTGCACCACGCGACCACGCCCCAAGACATCCCCGTGGGTGGCAAGATCATTGTCGCCGCACCAGGTGCTGGTTTGCTGTCGGGTGATCTGGGGGTTCGCGGCGGCGGTGCAGCTCCCTTCACCCGCGTTCTGGCGGCACCGGCGAAGGGGGAATACACCTTCGACTCAGGGACCGGTGAATACGCGTTCGCCGCCGTGGACGTCGGTGTGCCGGTGTTTATTGACTATCGCTACTCGGTCGCCACCGGCAAGAGCCTCTCGGTGCGCAACTTGCCGATGGGCGATATGCCGGTCTTCCAGGGCGAGCTGTACCTGAAGTACAAGGGCAAGTCGATCTATGTCCGCGTGCCCAACTTCGTCAGCAATAAGTTGAGTCTTTCGACCAAGCAGGACGACTACACCATCCCTGACTTTGAATTCACCGGCTATGCCGATGAGTTTGGCGAAGTCGCTTACTGGAGTTCCAGCGAATGACCGTCGTTAATATCCCAGGCGTCGCCTTCCCCTTCCCGGGTAAGTCCCTGGTTATTCCGCCGCTGACGCTGGGCGACCTGGAGCAGTTGCTGGACCGGATTAACCGGGTCATGGCTGGCAACATGGACAAGGACAGTATCGCCACGGTGATCGACGCTACTCATGCAGCACTTCGTCGAAACTACCCCGGCATGGAGCGCGCTGAAGTTGCCAACCTGCTGGACCTCGGCAACATGCGCGAAGCCCTCAACGCCGTGATGGGCGCGTCGGGGCTGGAAGTGACGGAGCCAGAGCGGGGGGAAGGCCAGGCCCCTTTGACTGGGGCCAGCTCTACGCACACCTGATCGCCAGTACGGGGCAAAGCCCAGTCACGCTGCGGCGTGACTGGGACATGGTGATGGTGGGCCATATGACGGATTACTGGCGACACCATCCACCTGTGCATGTGCTGGTGGCCGGGTACATGGGCTACAAGCCGGCAGAGGACGTCACGGACGCGCCTGATTTGGCGACCAACCTGGCGGCAATGGCAGCGGACATGCGCGGGGATCTGCCTGAGCATCTACGCGGTGCGCTTGATGCGTTTGTCGGTCCCGCCTGATACCTGCCTTGCATGTTTCGCCATCTCTCCCAACTCCGCCCTGGCGGAGTTTTTTTGTATGCAAAGTGAGGTTTCGGCATGGATAGAAATATCGCGTACCAATTCACTGCCGGCACCCAGGGCTTTGACCGCGCAATCGAAAGCATCGAGCGGAACATGCGTGATGCCCGGACGACGTTCAGCCGGGAATTGAGGGCCATCAATACCGAGATGGTGGGCAGTCAAACACAGCTCAGTCGTTTTGGTCCGGCGGTGAATGACGCATTGGGTGGCGTCAGCACCATCATGCGTTCAGGGCTTTCCAGTGTATCGGCCGGGTTAATAGGTGTTTTCGCGCTGGGGGCATTTAAAGTCAAGCAACTCGTCGCTGACAGCAAGGATGCGGCGATTCAGCAACAAGCGGCTTATCGCGGCTTGGAAGCTGTGGCCAACCACGCAGGTGTGGGTATCGGTCGCGCCATGGATGAGGCCAACAAGCTCGCTGCTGACGGATTGATCAGTGTCGGTGATTCGGCAAAGGCGCTTCAGAACCTCTTGAGCCGTGGCTACAACGTTGATCAGGCGGTGGGGGTTATCACGCGCTTGAAAGACGCAGCGGCCTTCAACCGACAGGCGAATCTCAGCTTATCAGAGGCTGTGGTGACCGCTACCGAGGGTTTGAAGAACGAAAACTCGGTACTGGTCGACAACGCAGGCGTTACTAAAAACGTCGCGAAAATGTGGGAGGAATACGCCAAAAGTATTGGCACTACTCGCGACAAGTTGACCGATTCACAGAAAATCACCGCTGAATACAACGGGGTGATGAAGGAGACAGAGGCGCAGGTAGGCAACGCAGCTAAAGCAGCGGAGGGGTTGACAGGCAGCCAAGCTGAACTCGACTCAAAAAGCAACGAGCTGCAGGTCACCATCGGAACGATACTTGAGCCAGTGTTTGTCAGCCTGAACAAGCGGCTTTCTGAAACGGCCAGTTGGTTCAACAGGTTGCTGAAGGGGATGACGGGGGTAGGTGCCACAGTCGAAGAGGTTGCGGCGAACGTCGCGCGCTATGAAGCCATCCTCAAAGACTTCAAGCCAGGCCCGCGAGGTGGCGGCAGCAAGGCGCCGCTGGAAGCTGCGTTGGTGGAAGAACGTCTGCTGCTTGAAAACATGCAGCTCGTTTCAAACAAGATCGATGAAGTGGATGAGGGGATGCGCTCCCGTGTTGCGCGCATTGAGGATCAGCGGCGCAAGGTCGCGGAGATGGCCGCGACGGGCAATACGGCGCTGACCAAGCCCCCGCAGCAGGGCCGAGTCAGTCCGACCCCTTATGGTCTTGAAATAGCACGGTTAACCAAGCTCGAAGCGGGATATGCAGCTGCAATCGAGCATCGGGAAAAAGTGAAGGCATCCACCACGCCGCCTGCAAAAACCGATGCCCCTGTTACGCCAACCGGTAAGGCAACGTCGAGGGTTAGCCAGTGGTCTGAGGCGCTCGACGCTCAAAAGGTCGCGCACGCCCAGCAGCAGGCCGAGCAGGGCACGTTTCTCCAGTTTTCCCAACAGCAGGAGGCGGACTACTGGCAGGGGATCCTCAAACGCACAGATTTGACTGCCAAGGAGCGCCTGGGAGTACAGCGCAATTACTTGACCGCATTGGGATCGTTGCGCCGCCAGGATGAAGGCCAGGCATTCGCAGACCTTCAGGCTCAGGCGCAGCAATATCGCAACAACATGGACGCGCGGTTGAATATCGCTCAGCAAACGCTGGAGCGCAGCCGGCAGCTTTATGGCCAGGACAGCCAGGAATACCGAAAGGCAGCTGCCGAAGTGGTAGCCGTCGAGCGGGAGAAACAGCAGCAAATCACCAATATGAAACAGCAGGAATATGCTGCAGATAAACAGGCTCGGTTGACCGATGTTGCCCATGCCGAACAGATGGCCCAGTTGGACCTGCAGGCCAACCTGATCACTCAGGGGCAGTTGCTGCAATCTCAAGCCGAGTTCGAAAAACAGCGGTACGCGATCGAGGCTGACGCCTTGGCGCAACGCAAGGCGCTACTGGACCAGGATCCCGACCGTAACCCGGTCGCTCTGCAGCAGGTCCAGCAGCAGATCCTTGCCCTGGAGCAGACCCACCGGAACAGCATGGCCGTGATAGGCCGACAGCAAACCATGGAATCCCAGAGCAACTGGACCGGGATGATGGGGAGTTTGCAGTCCAGCTGGTCGAACGGGATGAACGGGATCCTCACCGGCACGATGAGCACTCAGGGGTTGCTGAAAGGGATTTTTGGCAGCGTCGGTACCGCATTTGTCGAAAACATGGTCACCAAACCGGTGATGGCTTGGATGTTCGGTGAAACGGCAAAAACCGGTGCGACTGTAACCGGCGTCGGGTTGCGAACAGCAGCCGAGATCGGTGGCGCGGCGATGTCCGTCGCGGTCTGGGGGGCTGCCACCATCAGCAACATCATTTCCAGCGCTTACCAGGCGATCGCGGGTGCGTTTGCAGCAATGTCTGCAATCCCGATCATCGGGCCGGCGTTGGGCGTTGCTGCCGGTGTTGCAGCCGGTGCGTTCGTATTCGGCCTGATCAAGAACGTGGCCTCTGCTGAGGGCGGCTACGACATTCCGGCCGGGGTCAACCCAATGACCCAGCTCCACGAGCAGGAAATGGTTCTGCCCAAGCAGTACGCCAACGTGATCCGCCAGGCTGCAAACGGCGATGGTCAGTTGGGCGGCGGTGGGGGCGGTGGCTATCACTATCACGACAGCAGCGGGCGACTGACGCCGGCGGACATCCGTCGCAATGCCCGGGTGTTTGCTCTCGAAATGCAGAAGCTGCAGCGCAACGGTGCCCTCAAGGCATAAGGAGAATTCATGCTGCTCGGGCCATTTTTTCCAGCGCGTTGGATTGCCGGTTTACCGGATCGCGGTGTTATGGCGGAGGATGTTTTGCCCTATATGCCCGGGCAAACTTTCCTCGCCAAAAAATCCCCGGCCTGGAGCACGGGGGTGCAAAAGTCGGCCAGCGGCCGGCGCCGTACCACGGCGTATTACCCGGCGCCTTTTTGGACGTTCCAGATCAACTACAACGCGGTACGCAAGCGTCCCGGCCTGGACGAATGGTCGCGGCTGGTGGCGTTCTTCAATCGCCGTAAAGGGCAGTTCGGGGACTTTCTGTATTTCGACAGGACCGATCACCAGGTGACCAAGCACCGCTTTGGCATTGGCGACGGGGTTACCCGAACGTTTCAGCTGACGCGGGCCATTGAAGGGTGGGTCGAGCCCGTTTACGGGGTGGTCAACATCGATCTGCTGACCGTCGCGGGGGTGTCTGTGACGGCCTACAACGTCGATGCCCTCGGCCAGGTCACCTTCGACCAAGTGCCCGCATTGGGCCAGGCGCTGGAATGGACTGGCGCCTTCTTTTTCCGCTGTGCATACGACTCAGATTCGCTGGACGGCGCCCAGCCGTTCGGGCGGATTTGGGAGATGAAAAACGTCTCTTTCACGAGCATCAAACCATGATCGATGTCAGTCCCGAGTTGAGGCAGTTTCTGGCCACGGCCCGAAGCTTTGTGATGGCCGATCTGTACACCATCACCCTGGCGAGTGGCCAGGTACTGCGTTACACCGACGCAGGCGTGCAGTTGTTCGCTGACGGTGCGAACTACTCGGCGTCTGGGCCGCTGCTCAAGCGTACCGGGATCCGCACGGTCCGAGGGGTAGAGGTCGATACCCTGAGCGTCACTCTCTACGCCGGCGTTGAGGACACTTTGCTGGGGGAGCCGATTCTGGCCTTCATTGCCGGTGGTGGTTTCGATGGCGCGTCGTTGAGCCTTTCCAGGGCGTTTATGCCCGATTGGGCGGCGCCAGTGGTCGGTACGGTGTTGCGCTTCATAGGGCGGGTTGCCGAGGTTGATCCTGCTGATCGCGAGCAGGCGACGTTCTCGGTCAAATCACCGATGGAGCTGCTCGATACCAAGGTGCCTAAGGGGGTCTATCAGCCTGGGTGCCTGCGGACGGTTTACAGCGCCGATTGCGGCGTTAATCGCTCTCTGTTCGAAACTGCGGGTTCGGTGCTGGAGGCCACGAGCGGTTTGCGCATTCGTACCAATATCGGCGCTGAAAACGGTTGGTTTGACCAAGGCGTGATCCGGTTCGTAAACGGCGGCAATGCCGGTGTTTCGCGCACTGTCCGTCGCCAGACGGCTGACGGTGCCGTCACGGTGATTCTCGGACTGCCGGCTGAGCCACAGCCGGGGGATCAATTCCTGATTTATCCCGGTTGCCCACGCACGCTGGACGCCTGCACCAACAAGTTCGGCAACCGCGGGCGTTATCGCGGCATGCCCTTTATCCCTGTGGCGGAGACCTCCGTATGACCGAGCTGGAGCTGCAGCAGCGCGAAGCTGTCATCGTCCACGCGAGGCGCTGGCTCAGGACACCTTATCAGCACCGTCAGCACCTGCTGGGCGTTGGCGTGGACTGCGCCTGGTTGCTGATCGAGGTGTATCACGCAGTCGGCCTTCTGCCCTGGATCGATCCTGGCGCCTATGCCCAAGACTGGCATCTGCACCGCAGCAAGGAGCTGTACCTGAGCTGGCTGGAAGAGTACGGGCGCGAAGTCGAAACCCCGCAGCCCGGCGACGTCGCCATCTGGAAGTTTGGCCGCACCTACAGCCATGGGGCAGTGATCATTGATGAACACCGCGTCATTCACGCCTTTTTAGATATTGGTGTGGAAGTGGCCGATATGCGCGAAGAGCGTCTGGCCAGTAGGCCAGTGCGTTATTACACACTCAATAGTTTTGGAGGCAGTGATGGGGGGAGGGAGCAGTAGTTCAATTTCCAACAGCGCAACGCGCATCAACGCGCTGCAGATCCAGAGCAGCGCCAGTGGCAAACCCATCGCCTGGATAGCCGGCCGCAACCGAATCAGTCCCAACCTGATCTACTACACCGACTTCGAAGCGGTCGCAAAGACCACCAAGACCAAGACCGGCGGGAAGGGCGGCGGCGGGGCCACACAGAAAGACACCACCTATACCTACTATGCGGCGATCATCCTCGGCATTGGCCGGGGCAAGCTCAGCTCAGTGCGGCGGATCTTTCGTGACAAGGAGGTCTTTGCCGACAAGGTAGTCGGTGGCGTGACGCAATCGGCGCTGGCACAAATCGGTTTCAGCTTCATGCCGGGCACCGCTGACCAGCCTGTCTGGGGTTACCTTGAGACAAAGCACCCGACCGAGGCGATCGCTTATTCGGATACGTCGTACGTTTACGCCGCGCGCTACCTGCTCAATGACAACGCTGGCGTGCAGAACCACACCTTTGAGGTTGACGGTCCCTACCAGGTGCCCGGCTTGCCCGATGCCAACCCCGGGCTATTCCTGCCCGGGCTACTGCTGGATCCGCTGGACGGCATTGGCTTTGATCCGCGTTGGATTGATGACCTGAGCAGTTACCGGGATTACTGCTTGGCCGAGAACCTGTTGCTCAGCCCAGTATTGGATGAGCAGGCCCCCTGTAGCGAAGCCATCACGCGCTGGTTGCAACTGACCAACAGCGAGTTGATCTGGTCAGCCGGCAAAATGAAGGTGATCCCATTTGGTGATCAGGTGGTCACCGGCAACGGCGTGACCTGGTATCCGAATGTCACGCCCGTGGCGCACCTCACGGATGATGATTTTTTGGTGGAAGAGGGTGAGCCACCGGTACAGCTGAAGATCAAGAGCCAGGCCGACAGCTACAACGAGGTGTCGCTGGAGATCCTCGATCGCGATCATGAGTACAACACCGACGTGGTGCGCGCACCGGATCAGGCAGCCATTGAGCAATTCGGGTCCAAGCCGATGGACACCATCAAGGCGTACGAGATCTGCGATACGGCCATTGCGTCGCACTCGGCGCAGCTGCTGGTGCAGCGCAAGCTGTATATCCGCAACGAATACCATTTTTCCCTCGGCTGGCAGCATGTGCTGCTTGAGCCGATGGATTTAGTCACGGTCACGGAGCCGGCGTTGAAGCTTGATCGCCGCCTGGTCCGCTTGATATCGGTCGAGGAGGATGAAGACGGCAAGCTCGCGGTTGTGGCCGAGGATGCATTGCTGGGGACGGGCAGCGCACCAAATTACCCAGTGCAGAGCAAGACCGGTTACCAAGGCAATCAGAACGCTGCACCTGGGCCAGTGCTGCCGCCAATTATCTTCAACCCACCAGAAAGCCTGCTGTTGCCGGGGGAGACTCAGGTATGGGGTGCGGTCGCCGGCGCCGGTGAGGCGTGGGGCGGCTGTGATATCTGGATCAGCGCCGACGGTGACAGCTATCGAATGGTTGAGACCGTTTATGGTCGCTCGCGTATTGGCCGGCTCACAGCGCCGTTACCACCTGGTGGGGATCCGGATACGGTCAACACCTTGTCGGTAAAGCTTTCGGTTGGGGATCAATTGACCGCCGCGACCACCGCTGAGGCCGATAGCGGTGCCACCTTGTGCTGGATCGACGGCGAGTTGATCAGCTATCGGGACGCTACCCTCACGGGGCCGGGCGCCTATAACTTGCAGTACCTGCGCCGTGGCCGTCTTGCGTCATCTGTCTCCAGCCATCCCGTTGATGCGCAGTTTGTGCGGCTTGATGACGCGATCTGGAAATACACCTACACCGTCGATCAAATTGGAAAAACGGTGTGGGTTAAGTTCCGTTCATTCAACGTGTTCGGCCGTGCCTCAGAGGACTTGGCCGATGTGAAGCCCTACAGCGTCACATTGTCGCCAGTGCGAGTAGTACCTGGCGCTGCCCAAGGAGTTCAGTTGGTGGGGGCCTTTGAGGCACCTTACTTCACCGTCGGTTGGACGGCTGGGGCGCATGCTGCAGATCGGCTGGTCAGGATCCGCAACGCCGGCACGAACGCCTTGCTGCGTGAGGTTGCCACCACCGCCACCACCTTCACTTACCAGTTGGCAGATGCACTAGTCGATGGACCGCTGGTACGCAGCTACCGGATTGAAATCATTGAGCGAAACGCAGCGGGTAACGCCCCTGTTTCGGCCTTAGTGGTGGTAAACACTGCGCCGCCGGCTGTCAGCGGCACAGCTGCAACAGTGAGTGGGACAACCGCGAATGTCAGTTGTAACAATAGTGCCGCAGCTGACACGGCTGGATATATGTTCGTGTATGCAACCACTGCGGGCTTCGATCCCTCGGTCACGGGCACGATTGGTTATCAGGGCGTCTCGCAGGCTGGTCAAATCACTGGCTTGGCGCCAGGAACAACTTATTACTTACGGGCTGCGGCATTTGATACCTGGAGCAACGTTCGCTCACAGCTCAATTTTGCCCCAGTAATTACCTTTAAAACCTAAAACTATATTTGCTAAGTAGCCTGCTTAATTTATTTGCATTGTTAGTGAGCAAAGCCTCGCTGGCTGAAAAGATTGATTAGCAGTTACTTTAGTAGATGCGTTAAATGGTTTTTTCTTTTGAAGTTTTCTTAAATACTCCTCCGAGAATAACTATGCAGCCTATTCAGTTCTTTGCCGCGCGGGCCGAAGATGGTGCTCTATTGCCTAATGCATCTGTGGATGTGTTCGTCCACGGCTCGCATGAACGAGCCATCTTGTTTGCGGATTCGGCCGGCGCCGTGGCCCTCGAAAACCCATTCCTTGCAGATGCAAATGCTCGCGTTTTCTTTTACTCAACTACTGATCGTATCGATATTCGGATCAGTCGATATGGATATGTTGCCCCCATGTTGCTTGATATTTCGACGCTGGATGCAGCAACAGCAGTCGAACAGGTGCGACATGAAATCGATCAGGTGCTTGTTGAGGCTAAGCTGAAATTTGACCAGCTACTCATGAACTCGGGTTATGAAAGCGAATTTCTAGCATACGCCGCTGGCGCAGTAATTCAGCGGCCCAGGCAGTTGGTGCAGCGTTCGGGCGAACTCTACAGCATTACTAATCAGGAAGACTTGCCTCTGACTCTGACGGGGACGTGGGCTACTGATATGCCGAAGCTGAGAGCGGTGGGCGATATGGCTCTCCGACAGGAGCTAGCCAATCCCGTTGATTCGCGAAAAGGCTCTGCCGGGGTAGGCCGTGTCTACCGGCAAGTTGACACCATCGCCGAACTTAAAACTTTGTCGAAGTTTGGATCACCCTATGCAGAAGTGCTGGAATACAGCTCGGGCGCTGGCGTGATCAACAGTCGGTATCACCTCGACAGGGCTGACATTACGACAGCGGGCAACGACTTCAGCGTAGTAGTCGCCGATGACGGCGGGCGCTGGAGGCTTAAACATGCTGACGCCTACACCCTCAAGATGGCTGGCGGGAAAGAGGACGGCGTAACCGATGACGCCGATGCTTGGGATCGGTTGCTGGCCGTATCGCAAGGGAAGCAGGTGGTATGGGAGGCTCGAAGTATGTCGAGTAGACCAATCGTTATCCCCGTCAATAAACTCAGGTTGGAGGCAAGAACTCCCGAAGCAGCCATCATGGCAATGGATGGGACCAACTTTGAATACACGCTATCGGCTGTTGGTAAGTCCCGTCTTGAGTTCAAGGGGTTCACTGTAGATTCCAACAAGGCCGGGCGCGAGTCGGTATTGACTACAAGGACTGTCAGCGTAAGTCTTGTCAACTGCACGGACTGTGACCTCACACAGGTGCGGGGCATTGGAGCAATTGGATTTGGTGGAATTCCTGGAATTGGTGTTTCGACAGCCGGTGGTGGCCTACGCGTTAATACCACTAACTGCACAGCGATGAACTGTGGTTCCCCGGGAAAGGCCGGGGACGGATTTTTCTGCAGCTCTTCGCAATCGGTAAACAAGGGAAACGTATCGATCAACTGCCTCGATACCGGACACGTTCTGGAGAGTTGCTCTTATAGCGGGCTTGTTGGCTGCGTTTCGATGCAATGCGGTGTGATCGCCGCTATTACAAATGCAACCTCAACGAACAAATACGGAAACTATATAAACGGATTAACTGGTGAAGATTGGTCGGCCGACGTTACAGGGGGCGTACAAATTGGTGTCTTCGGCGCAGGTGATCTTGTAGATACCAAGGTTGAAGCGTTGTCGATGGTTGGGCTAAATAGTTTCATTGGGCCTGGCGTGAACGTCCGCAGAACCGGTACCGGGCGGGTTGATGGACTTGATCTGGATGTTTCCATTCGAAATTCTACTAAACAGGGAATTCTGGTGGACAGCGCCAGAAGAGTGAATATTAAAGCGAGAGTTACAAATCCGGCGAACGCATGCATTCAGTTTCAGGGTGATTGCACTGGCTGCCAAGTTTTACCTGGTACTAACTTGTCAGGTGGTTCGTTCGGGGCGATTGCCCTGGGAACGTCTGAAGTATTCATGCACGGTATTCGTGCAATATCCACAGGTTCCTACGGAGTTTACGCATTCGGAACATCTTCTGTGACAAGCATGATGAATCACGTCACAGGGACAACTGCGGGCCGCGAAGGGAAAGATACTGGAGCGACTCTGAATAGGATATCGCTAGTTGAAGGCTTCCTCTCCCTTGATAGCATCGTACCTGGTGCGCCGCTTAGTGGGGTGTCCAGTAAATTTGTAATCGTCAACCGTACGGGTAATACGGCTGGCGTTGTTGGAGTGAGCGCTACCTGATGACGGGGGCCTCGGACATTTTGCTAGATGTTTCCGAGGCCTCTTTTTCTCTTTTTATGCTGTATGTATGTACAGTATAATAGGGTGACCAATCGACACCAACATAAGCGAAAAGACTGAGTATGCCAATTTACAGAGATACACCTTACGTTTTCACTCCGGATCCAGTGAACGACAACGGCCCCCGTATTCAGGCCCTGTTGAAGGCTGGTTATCGTTGGCTACAGATCAACGGCACGGAATGCCCGATCGGCACCACTGTCCTTTTAAATCGTGACGACAACTGGCCATACAGCGGACAGATCATTGAGCCGGCACCAGGCATCGACAAGGTGACAATCGACTGCACGGGCGTGGGCAGACACCCAGAGCAGCCGTCAAACCCGAGCTATGCGGCTATCGACTACCAGGGCAATGTCCGCCCGGCGAGCTACCTAACAGCCATCGCTCATGTGAACACGACTCAGATCTTTGTCGGCGACTCGTCGCAGTACACCAACGGCGACTGGATCGTGATTTCTGACGCGTCGACTGACTTCCCTAATATGCCGCTGCCCCTGGATGGGCCCATGGAAGTCCGCCAGGTCATCTTTGTTCTGGCCGGGTCGTTGATCCTCAACCGAGTTATCAAGCGCGAACACCCGCTGGGGGCTATTGTCGCCAAGTGCACGCCAATCCAAAACGTCTACATCCGTAACCTGGAGTTCACCGGTAACGCTACTGTCGGCTTGCACATGCACTACGCGCAGCAGTGCGTACTTGAAAACATCACGTCGGTGGATTGGACTGGTCGCTGCATGCTGCTGCTCGACAACGGCGGCGAGAACAACCTGATCCTGAATAGCTACTGCACCGGCACCGAAGCCGGCGTAGGCCCAGAGCAAAATGCCTGGGGCGTAGTTGTAGAAGGGCAGGACTCGACCAAAATCGTTAACTCTGGTGGCGAGCGATGCGGTAACGGGGCGGCAATGACCTACAGCATCGACACGGTTTTCGTGAACACCCGGGCTAGACTGAACACGGTCAATGCCGCTGTAACGTTCTCGTCTATCCGTAGCGGATTCTTGAGGCCGCAAGTCGGCAGCCCGCTCGCCCTCGATACGTACATCAGCGACGATAGTGTCGATTGCTACATCGTTAATCAGCAGCCGTTTGCCTAAATAGCAGGCAAAAAAAAGCCCGCTCAGTGCGGGCTTTTCTGTTTCTGTTACAGCGTGGCGGGACGAAGCTCGTTGGTTTTGGTAAGTGATTTAGCGATCTTCTTGCCGAGGATATGCGTCGGGTTTTCTACCACCTTGTGGATGATCCAGGAAAGCAGCAGGGTCACAGACGTTTGAATGACCAGGGCCGGTATCGCGCTGACGCCGTTCTCGATCATGATCCTCATCCCAACGATGCCAAAAGCGCCATGGCAGGCGTACAGCGGATAGCTGATGTTCGCCAGGAAGTCGAATACCGGGCCGCCATTCCAGTCCTTGGCCAGCAGATAGAAGGCCGTGAACAGTGCGAAGGCCGCGAAGTAGGAAACGATAACCTCGACCTGCCAGCCCTCGGTGAAGCAACTGTAGCCGAAGACGCATAGCATCCCTACCGAAATAGCGAATAGCCGTTCAAGGCTCAGCAGTCCACGGAAGTGGTAGTTGAACGCCACGCCTATCAGCATGAAGAAAATGTATTTGATCGGGTAAACGAAGGCAGCCAGCGGCCCCGTCTGGTGCACATTGCCCGGGTAAAGGTTCGCCACCACCACGGTGGCCACGCCGAGTGCGAATAGCGGGAGAAGCTTACCTCGGGCGATCATCGACCAGCACAGAAGCACGACCAGATAGAACTTGATTTCAACTTCAAGCGTCCACACCACACCATCCAGCGGCGCCGAACTGCCGAACCAATCGCGGAACAGCGACATCTGGGTAAGAACCTGCGGCGCGGTGTACGAGGTCGTGTAGCCCATGTAGCGGGCAGCAACCTCAAGCGCGCCGAGAGTGATCAGCAGGCCGACAATATAGGTTGGCCAGATCCGGAACAGCCGGCCAATCACGAACTTTGTTTTCGCCAGTTGCTTGCCTTGCAGGCTGGCGACAGATATGGGGATTACAAGGCCGCTGATCAGGAAGAACAGGGCAACACCAAACGCGCCCATGTTCAGGTTGTTGAGCGGGTTGAAGATGCTGATCATCCAGGCCGGGAACGGTTTTTCTGCGAGCACCGGCAGCCCGCCGAACTCACCGCGGATGTAGTTGAACATCAAAATGTAGTGGGCAATGACCACGCAGAGGGCAGCGATTCCCCGTAAGGCGTTCGCGAAGGCGATCCGTTGCATTAAGGGTTCCTTGTGTTTTTCGATAGTCGTGCAGGTAGGCGGCAATTCTAAATGGTTTCGGTCAAACGAAGTAGGTTAAGAGTGAGATTGAATTATTTATGGGGGTGTCGCAACGCGTCACAAAGCTCAGTCGCAGTTAATCAAATCAACCAACGCTGACAAATGTTCTTTAGGAGATATTGATGCCTATCAATGTGCAGCAGCTGCTGCAGATCCTCCCGAACGCCGGCCGCCAAGCCGGCGTTTTTGTTCCTGTTCTGAATACGGCAATGGCCAAGTACGGAATAGTCACGCGACTGCGCATCGCCGCATTCATCGCCCAGGTTGGGCATGAGTCGGGGCAGTTCCGCTGGCTGAAAGAGTTGTGGGGCCCCACTCCGCAGCAGGCTGGATACGAAGGACGCTCCGATCTGGGCAACCAGTTGAATGGCGATGGCTTCAAATACCGTGGCCGTGGCCTGATCCAAGTCACCGGCCGGGCTAACTATACCGCGTGCGGCGACGCCTTGGGCTTGGACCTGGTCAATAAGCCAGAGTTGCTCGAGCAACCTCAGTACGCCGCAATGTCTGCGGCTTGGTTCTGGTCCACTCGTGGGCTGAACACCCTGGCGGACCAGAAGGACTTCATAAAGATAACCCGGCGTATTAACGGCGGTCTCACCGGGCAGGCAGACCGCCAGGATCTGTACGACAAGGCGTTGAAGGTGCTGGTGTGACACCGGCGCAGAAGCTGGCCCTGATCCTGCTGGTCATGGCCGTGAGTTTTGGCGCTGCCTGGCAGGTACAGGACTGGCGGTATGACGGGAAGCTGGCAAAGCAAGCAGGGCAGTTCCAGACAGACCTCGACGCGATCGGCAATGCCGCGACCGCCCAGGCCCGCGCCGAACAAGACAAGCGGCTGGCCACCGAGCAGCAACTGGCCGCCGCCGACCAACAACACTCCCGGGAGCTTTCCAATGAACAACGCAAGCAGGCTGCTCTTCGCGATCGGCTTGCCACTGCTGATGTCCGGCTGTCAGTCCTTATCGATGCCACAGATTCAGCCAGTGGCTGCGACGTGCCTTCCACCCCCGGCGCCGTCGGCGTGGTTCATGCAACCCGTCGAGCCCAACTTGACCCAGCGCATGCTCAAAGAATTATCGGCATCACCGACGCCGGCGACCAAGGATTGATCGCGCTGCGGGCGTGCCAGGCCTATGTCAGAACCATTGCGCCCTGACCTACATTCCAGGTCGCGACAATTATCACCCCTCCCCAATGAACACTCACCTTGCAAAGGATTGCAAAAATGACAAACCCAATCGTTCCATGGATGGGTGGCAAGCGCCGCCTGGCTGACCGTCTGATTCCTCTCTTCCCTCCACATGAATGCTACGTTGAAGTTTTCGCTGGCGGCGCAGCGCTCTACTTCATGCGGCCCCAGGCTGCACCAGTTGAAGTCCTCAACGATATCAATGGCGACCTGGTGACGTTGTATCGGGTGGTGCAGAACCACCTAGAAGAGTTCGTCCGCCAGTTCAAATGGGCTCTCAGCTCCAGGCAGGTATTTGAGTGGCAGAAGATGACTCGGCCGGAAACGCTTACCGATATTCAGCGGGCTGCACGGTTTTTCTACCTGCAGCACCATGCATTTGCCGGGAAGGTCAGCGGCCAGACCTTCGGCACTGCCACAACGGGGCCGGCTATCAATCTGTTGCGGATTGAAGAGAACCTTTCCGCTGCCTGGCAGCGCCTCTCCGGAACCTATGTCGAAAACTTGGGGTGGCTTGAATGCGCCGAGCGCTACGATCGACCGCACACTTTCCACTACATGGACCCACCGTACTGGCAGACAGCAGGATATGGGGTGGACTTTCCATTCGACAACTATGAGCGGATGGCCGACTTCATGCGCAGTTGTAAAGGCAAGGTGATGGTGAGCATCAACGACCATCCTGACATCCGGCGTGTATTTGAAGGGTTCCACTTCGAAGTGTTAGACATTCGGTACACCAACACCAATCAGCGCCAGGGTAAAGCCGAGATCAGTGGCGAGCTTGTGATCATGAATTGGAAGCCCTCTGACCTCGGCGGGCTGTTTTAGGGGGCAGGCACTATCAGGTTGGGCCCCTTGTTCCGGACGTTGCCCACGGCCGTGTCAACCTTGAACCACTCGAAAGCCTCGGCCGGTTCGCCCTGGTGTAGCACTATCTGTTCTGCTCGCTCCTTGGGCGTGGCTGGGTCCAACCATTCCCGGGCCAGGTCCGGCGTCAGCACAACAGGGCGCCGGTCGTGGATATCCACCATGCCGCCGACGCTGTCTGCGGTGATGATCACGAATCCGTCATGCTCGTTCGGGCCTTCATCGCTGTCGGGTAGTTGGCCAATGGCTGCACACAGCACGGGCGCGCCATCCCGACGGCGTATCAAGTAGGGCTGCTTCTTCGGACCACCTTCGTCTACCCACTCAAACCAGTTGTCGATGGGCGTGATTACCCGGTGCGGCCAGATCGCGCGGAAGAAAGGGCCGTGGGCCACCTTCTCGACGCGGGCGTTGATTGGCGCGGCGCGGTCTTTTGCCCAGTGCGGCCGCCATCCCCAGCGCACTAGGTCGGCGTGTAGCAGATCACCCTGCAGGTGTAGCAGGGCAACCTGGGTGGACGGTGCCACGTTGTATCGTTCCAGCGGCAATTCACCGACGGAGTTCGCCAAGGCATTGGGCATGCTCAGCGCTGCTACAAAGTCGTGAATGCCGCTGTACTGGGAAAGTCTTCCGCACATGGTCATAACCTCCGAGGTTCAACTCAGGTTAGTTGCTGATCGTGGTTTGCCCCATACGGATCTGCCGCAGTAACTCCTGGTTCTGGTGGAGAATGATATCCCGCTGGTTTTTGACGACCAGCAGGCTCCCAATTTGGCCGTCAAGCTCTGACATTTTGCTTTTTAGCTCGGCAATCTCGGTTTGTGCTTTCCTGAGCATGAGCTCAGTGTTGGCCTTCTCGTTCAGAGCGTCAGCGTGCATCTTGATCAGCCCTTGAATGTCCTGCCGGGCTTTTCGCAATTTCAGGCTTTGCTCCTGATACTCGTTCTCCAGCATGAGTGCGTGCTGCCTACACATTTCCAGAGGCGTGGGGCTGCCAAGCCACCAGTCGGTGTCTTCGTCGATGTTCAT